CATACGCAAGCGCGGCGACCTTTTTTAACTTGAAGTCAATCGCGGCAAATTTCGGCTTTGTCGCAGTAATCGAGCCAGCCTCTTCGAGCCAGTAGCCCTGAATCCCACCATAGCGCGAACCGGTGGCGCGGCTAGTTTCATCTACCGCGTTTACGCGCAAGTTATTACCTTGAACGGGGTCGCGAGCGACCATGCTTAACAGTGAGCCGGTCTTGTACATGCGCTCAAAGATTCCGCCTGCGACCTGTTGCGGGACAAGAAAGCCGCCCTGTGAGGGGATGGCTTCATTCGCACCAAGGGGGGCTTTGAAGGGGAGTAAACGTTTGTCAGTGTTATAGGGTTGAAGTTCGGCATTTTTGACTGCCATGAAAAATTCACCCGCCGATTTGAACGGGTTTTCACGCGCGGCTTTGTCCGCTTCATCTTCAACAACTTCCAAATGATAGCCAGCCTTAACTTCCGGCATGGCGGCTTTAAACGCTTCGAGTTTTGACTCCACAAGGGAGGCGGTTTGTTTCGTCACTGCCTCAGCAGTTTGTGAGACTGCTCCAGCAATGGCTTTCTCGATAACCGCTTGAATTTCATTTTCGTTCATTGTAAAAATCTCCTGTGATTTTACGGTTATGGGTTGCTCTTCTGTTTCAGTCACCGCCTCAGCAGAAGGGATTAACGATTTAATGGGCAGTACATTGTTGCGCGGTTCGGCGGGGGTGGGCGTTAGTGACGCCTCCCCGATAAACCAAGTCTTGATATGATAGGCTTTGCCGATTTGCTCACGGTCAACAAGATGAGCCAGCGCGCCGGATGAGTAGCCGAGTTTGCCATTTTCAGCCATTGCATAAATGGCTTTTTCGTATTCATCGCGCAAGTTCAATTGCGATTCAAGCCATACGCCGACATCATCGCGTCGCACAGAACCCTTGCCGATTACCCGCTTGCCTAGTGTTTTGTCAAAGCCATGCTGGTAAAGCAATGGCAAGGTATCGGGCGATTGAATGTCGGTAAGTGTGTCGAAGTAATCGTCTGTCAGGTCGGGGTCTTGGTTGGTGGAGTAGCGGATAAGATACCCGCCTACTTTTCCATCACCCAATGCCTTGACCTCGCTTCCGTAGAATATAAGTTCGTCCATGTATCCTCAAACAAAAAGCGGCGCAAAATGTAAAAAACCTATCTCTCGATAGGCTACGTTTTGCACCGTTTCCAGTAGTCGCTTTGTGCCTTACCGCTTCCGTTACCAACGGCGGGCGGGTTTGGCTATTTGATTATGGGGTTAGTATATCACATTATTTACCAAGCATCCCCCTGCTTTTCAATAACTGATTAACCCATTTATTGTATATTTTATTTATGTCCGCAATTTTCGATTTTGCGGTTTCAAACAACTTCAACCACCCAATTCTAGCCATCGCGCGGGCTTGTTTGTCGCCGTGTACATGAGGGGCATAAGATGCCGTATTATAAATTTTAACACCTGTTTTCAAGTAAGAAATTGTATTCCACTTCTTTCCAAGTTGCTCTGAGTTCTTAAGATTACCTGAAATAAAACGCCTCCCATCGTGTCTGACGCCGTGTTGTTGCATCCCAACACCGCGCTTGTAATATGGCACGGGCGGGAAGTTTGCCTCTGTAGCAGGCGGGTAACGCTTTAACCCCTTTGTTCTCAATAACATATCTTTTGACTCCAGACCAGCCCCGTACAATGTTTTCGGTAACTCGTCTGCAAGTGCTAAAAAGTTTTTTCTGACTATTTTATCGTTCTTCAATTCTATATCAATTATGTTTGTCATATTTTTACCGTAACCGCCGTCCAGCATCTACAATTTACATGAGCGGGCGGATTGCCAATGCCCTTAAATGATTCGTTTATGTCTATTCTTTTTCCATCAAGCGGCTTGCAAATTGGACACACTCTATCATCTACATTCGTAAACCATTCTTTTGTGACTTTATAATTTGGGTACAATTGCTTTAATGCAAATCCGTAAATCTGATTCGCCTCTGCGTAAACCCTTGTAATTTCAGTTATTGCAATTCGCATTGCGCGCGTTTCGTTAAATCCCGCCGCCTCTAATATCTTCATCACGTCGCCCAATGTCGCCCCAGGCTGTGAAATAAACGTACTCAATGCGGCACGTACCGCCTTTTCGCTTGTTTCATCCAAGCTCTTTAGCCATTCGGTGACATAGCGTTGTGAGAATAATAAAGCGGGTTCGTTGACGCTTCCATCTGCCAGCGCAAAGCCGATATTTAACTCATTGAACGCCACGCCCGTTAAGATTGCGTTGTATACGATTTTAATTAACTCGCCCGCCTCACTCCCGTCGTCATCCACAAACACGCCGCCCGCCATGATTGTTTTGTTGTGGTTAATATGTATATCATTTGCAATCTTTTCCATCTGCCTGCGAAAACGGCGCATGATAACCCGTCTGACTCGCTCTTCGTCTTTTTCTTTTTCAGCCCTCAGTGGTTCGTTGGCGTCACGCTGTAGTGACTTATGCTCACAATACACAAGCCCCGCCCGCCCGCGTAAATGCGGAATCACAGCAGGGATATGTTTCGTTGTGGCTAGGATAATTTCAGTTATCATTCGACCTTCTCAAATACGGGCTTATATCTTTCAAGCCACTCCGCAACCGCATCATATATTTTGGGATGACTGGCTCTATCGGTAATCTCAAAAGCATTTTTTATTTTAAAATAATCACCTTCTGTAACTTGGTGTTTTGATACGGCGTCGAGCAACGCCTTGTTTTCTTCGTCATTCAGCATCATATTTATCACCTGATTTTTCATCCTTTCAATTGATAGAACTCTGTCACCAAGTGCGCGCCTTCGAGAGGGGATGTATAAAGCAGGGTCGCAAGGCTTTGAAAATTCAATCTTGCGTTTTCGTACTCTGGACGGTTGGCATTATCCAATACCACATATCCGCCCGCCCTTACAATCTGCGGGGCAAGTATAATCCATTGCGCTCTATCTTCCACTGGCTCGCCGTCTATCAATAACAGGTCATAAGGCATAACAGGTAATGGATTTACAAGCGTCACATTATCAGGTGCAATCGCTTTGATTGCCCGTTCCCAATCCGAATCACTCTCACAGGTGTAAACATGCTTGACGCGATTGGCAAACCATAACGTACTCCCGCCGCCGCCGAACTCGGCGACAATCATATTAGAGCGCAATAACGATTGCAGATAATCAATTGCCGCGTCACTCAACCAGGGGCGAGGGACAATATCAGAGGGGGATGACGGCTTATACCATGCGTTCATTCTACATTCCCAATGTGTTTCGCTGTTCGTTCAGGCGTAAGCAATCGCAAATAACCAACCGCATCAATTTTCAGGTCAAGCGGGAATAACTGCTCCATGTATCTATTTGATGGTTGTATCAATGACTGTATTCGTGAGGCGTAGCAGGTAAATTGGCAATGATTGCCACCAATGATTGCCTTGATGCCGTTGTATTCAATCAGCGGGGCTTGTATTTTGCCGAACTCTTGTAAATGTGCGTGCCTTGCCTTACCGATACTCATGCCATGCTCTTCATCCCATTGCGGCGGGATGTCTTTTCCAGAAACCCTGACGCCTGCCTGCCTTGCCCAGCGTTCGGTCGCGCCAGTACCTTTGCCCATATAAAAGCGGGTTGTAACGCCTGATACTGTGCCGACGTTTGGATAGGTGGTCAATATCTCAATCTGCGATTTGAGCCAGTCTTGTTCGTAGTATATATCGTCATTCGATAACGCTACGATACAATCTTGGTACATGGCAAGGATGTTTCGCATTGCGTTACTGATACCGATATTCTTTGACAAGATGATTGCATCCGCTTCCACTACATCATTCAAGAAATCGGTAAACTCTTTGCACGAGCCATTATCCCAAACAACAAACCAATGCGGAACGCCTGCCAGTTTATGCGCCTGCAATAGGCTTTCGCGCACTATTTTATAACGCTCTTTATGGTAGCCGCCTTCGTCGGGTAAGTGCGTTATCACTGCCACAACAGGAACGGCGGGCGGGAAAGGTTTATCAATTATCTTTTGGCGTAGTGGATTCATTCCTTGACGCATTATCGGGCGTCCTTTCTGCGAGTTTGTTTATCGCTTCGGCAAGCGCCATTATGTCACTGCCTTTATATTCGGCTGTTGGCGTTTGTGTAATTGTATATTGCGTCAAATCAAAAGCAAGCGTTACATCCTCAATGCTTTGCGCCGATGATAGACGCTCATTGATAGACGCGGCAATAGTTACAGGGATGGTTTTATTCTCCCACTCAGGAGCGCCGTCGCCTTTTTTGTACTTACGCTCCGCAATATCCATCCATGTTTTTAATTCTTTTATCTGTTCGGCGTTAGGCACAAAGCCGTTTATCGCTTTTTCTTCGTCCGCATATTCTTCATTGCCTTCATCGTCTACTGCTTGCGGCTTCTCTATCGTTTCACCGGTATCAGGCTTTGGCTCCTCGACCTCTTCCGGTTCAGTCCGTTCGTCCAAGTCTTCGTATGTAATATCCTTCGGCAAATCCAGCCCCACAATTTGCGCCGCAATGGATACCGCTTTCGGGTTGCGGTTGTTTAGCAATACGCCCGCATAAACGCTAAACGAATTAGCGCGCCTGAACTCCTCCTCCATATCGGGGTCAGTGGCTTTGGTCAAGAATTCCAATGTCAAATCAAAACGGTCAAGCACACTGCGATTAAATTCGCCCGCAATAAAATTACACCACGGAATAACCCCGTTGTCATACCATGATTTATATTCCTGCCTAGCCGTCGCAAGGTTGGCAGAATTGGATAACAGTAACGAGAGGGGGATACCCGTTGCCATTGCCACGTTTTCTAACGCCTGCTTATAAAAGCCGTTATCCTTGAAGTCATCAACGCCTACACCAATCGGCTTCGCTTCGATAGCATCCGCGTTGTACACCTTGCCGATATAGTTACGCATCCCGCGCATGAGTTTGTCCCATACGTTTTCGATGCGGTCTCGTTCGTCTTTCGTTGGTACGCCCTTGACCATGAGCATGTGCGGCTTGATGCCGCCGCGCCTGAAAAACTCCTCGACATAATGATCGCTCCAATACGCCACGCCCGCCGCTTTCATCAATGCCTTAAATTCGGTATTCTCTGACGGCAGTATCTCGGTGTCAAAGTCTGTTTTGTGTAGGTATACGACTTGATTTTTCGTTACAGGATAATAGTCCCGCCTTGCCTTTACTGTGCGCCAAAAGCCAGTGATGCCCTGCGTTTCGTTTGCGTCTATCGTGATGGTGTTCGGCGCAATGTAACGCAGTTCCATCTTGCCGCGTTGTTTGTCAAATAAGCCGTATGCTTTATTCGTGAACGCTAATGACTTACGCCAGCGACCGAACAGGGCGGACGGGTTCGGTAAAAAGCCGAGTTTGTTCTGATAATCTGCGGACGTATCCCACTCATTGCCCGCACTATCGTAAATCGCAAACGGCATATTTGCAACCGCGCCCTCGTTCAAGTTCATGGCGCGATAGACAACAGAGACGCATCGGTATAAATCAATGTCTTTGATTTCGTTGCCGTACACATCCCAGCCGAAATCAGAATTAAAGTCTACCGGAATGTCAAACCCTTTTACACCGTCAAAGATTGTCGCTTTCATGATTGCTCCATTAACTCATAAACCATAGGTTTTTACCAATTGCGTTGTCAAGATACCTTACCGCATCCATCGCGTGGTCATTCTCTTTATTCGGTTCGTCCTTCACGATGCCCGTGCCCGTCGCCTTTTTCCAGACATACGATTCAAACTCATTAATAACATCAACGCAAGACGGGTCAACAGTTAAGCGTGGCAATTCATCGCCTTGTATCTTGAGTCTATTTTGCACAGACTGTATACCGTCAAGCACGCGTCCTTTGCTTGCAATTGCCGGTACGCCGTTATTCAACAAGTCCGCTATCAGTCCCGCCGCCGCTTCATCAACGGCGGCAAGCCTTACGCCATACGCTTTTGACCATTCGCTCGCCTGCTTTACGACCGCCTCTTGCAATTTACCGCGCTCATAATATTGTTTGGCGATATGGATGCGCCCGTCGCTGTCCTCACCTACCAATAAAATCACGGCGGGGTTGGTGTATCCTTCGTCCATTGCAAGATACCACGATTTCATTTCACTGTCAGGGCGTTCTTTGACGTGTACCCTATGGTCAAACCTGTCATAGATTGCGCCCTCTGCTTGTACCCATTTGCCAAGTACAAGCCTTTCACGCATGACGCCCGTTAACTTGCCTAACGTATCAATATAAGCGGACGAATTGTTTGGGTTATCTTGCGCCCTACTGTAATAGACACTCGCCTGCTTACCGTCTATCAAGTCTTTTTTTATCCAGTGTAACGAACCGCCAGGGTTCGTGGTTAAGATAACCTGTTGCCAATTAGCGGCAGTATGACGGATACGACCTAGCACCTCTTCAAAGTCTTGGCGGGTAAAAGCGTTTGCCTCTTCCATCCATGCAATATCAAGACCGCCCGAACCGCCAATACTACGAACCGCCTCGCGCTGTTTATCATCTAGCATACCGCCTGAATAAACGACGCTCCCATTCTTGTAATAAAATGTCCCTTCGCTTTTGTTGAAGGTTACGTTAGGGTCGCTACCCGTCACGGTTGAACTGTAAAAGGGCAATATACTTCGACTATTCCATTCTCTCGCCTTACGCATCATTAACGCCGCTGTGTTTGGATAGGTCTGGCAATAAGCATGTATTTTTTCGGCGGCTGTGCGTGACTTGCCGCCGCCCGCGCTACCCGTCATGAGTAGGATAAGGCTTTTGTCGTTCAGCGGTTCTTTCTGCCACTCCAAAGGCTGATATGGTGCAAGAGCGTTACTCTTCTTTTTGCTCGTCATCCTTTTGCCATTCTGCGGGCGTCCAGCCGATATACGTTTTTATCTTTTCGCCGCCGGTGGTTACGTCGAGTTCGTCCTTAACCTTACCCTCCGAACGCTCCATAAGTTCCTTCCATAATCCCGAAGTCGGCTCAAACATCAACGCGCTAAACACACGGGCGGTGACAAGATATTTCATCTGTACGCCTTGAGGCAGTTTTGATAACATTCTGCCTAAGTCATTATCCCTGCCAATAAACGCGACAATATCAGCGGGGTACATATCGCCCACCGCCTTGATTATCGCCGCCCACGATTCGCCGTCTTTAGGGCGTCCAGTTGGGTTAGGCGATTTACCGCCTTTTACCCATGCAGGATTACCTCTTTTCTTGATTGTCATTTGTTAGCAATTTTGCAATACTTCGATTTTCGGTTGTTTGCTCATGCGTATTCCATAATCGGCGTAAGCGCGATATTTTCCTGCCACGCCGTTGCCTGTTTCTTTTTGCGCCGCTCATAGGTGACAACGATAACCTCGTCATCGCCCGCGCCAATATCGCCGCCGTCGAAAATGTATTGCGTTTTATCTTCGTCCGGCGAATAAATCAATTCGCTCAACGCGAGAACACGCGCGGCGTGATGAGGGAGGTTGTGCAGATACGGGTCGGTCATCGCTCACACCTCCGTTGTAATTACCAAACGATGGGACGGCGTGAGTAATGAATCGCTGGTCGTTGCAGTAACGATAACCACATTCACGCCCGCCGCTAAACCGGTCGGCACGTTTACATATACAATCGGCGTTGCGTTGGTCGTTGTAATGGTCAATGCCGCGCCGGACGGAAATACAGTATGAGTCGCAACGGATGAAGAAACGGTTACGGCGGTCAATAGACTCGGCGTAAAGTCAACCGGATAACGCGCCTCTTCGGTTGACGCTTGATTATGGTATGTCGTTTTCATGATTTGATTGTCCTGACCTTCCTGCTCGTAATCGTTTCGATGGGTTGCGCCGGTATAGTCTCATTTGGCTGTGCGTCTATATCATATAACGCTTGTGCGTCTATCTCTCTGACGCGTTGCGTTTTTATCAATTCGATTTCGCCTGTACCCTCAGGGGCGACCGCGCCTTGCTCTGGTGTCAATACGCCCGCCAGTGACAATACGCCGGAGAAAAATTTGCTTATTAATTTTGTTATCGCTCCGGTTGTTGTCAATGTGCCTGATACAACCTTGCTCGCAACACGACTAATTATACCTGAACTTGTTAGCGTACCACTCAAAGGCTTGTCGGTCTGCTTGCTTATCGCACCGCTTGTTGTTAGCGTCCCCGCCTGCGCCTTGCTTGTCAAACGATTCAATAAGCCGCTATTAGTAAGCGTTCCAACAATTGCCTTTGTCGTATCTTTTATAAGCGCGCCCGAACTGGTAAGCGTCCCCGACAGTGACACAAGGAAAGTTCGAACCTGTGTAAGCGCGCCAGCGGCGGTTAACGTGCCTGTAAAAAATTTACTCGTGAGGCGGGAAAGTTCCCCGCCCGTTGTCAGCGTACCAACGAATGACTTTGCGGTATCCCGTATCAATGCGCCGCTAGTTGTTAATGTGCCTGCAACAGAGACAAGGAAAATCCGAACACTAGCAAGCGCGCCGCTCGTTGTCAGTGTTCCTGAAAAAACCTTGCTTGTCAATCTGGATAACGCGCCGCCTGTTGTTAATGTGCCTGAATAAAACTTCGACACCAAGCGAGATAATGCGCCGCCCGTTGTCAACGTGCCAGAGGGATTAATCCGCGCATCTCTAAACAACGCGCCCGCCAGAGTCAATGTACCATCCGCCGATTGGTTGTAGGTCGTACCAGTTAATAAACTACGCGGCGAAAACAGACGGCTTGTATAATGACGGCGGCGGGTAAGCGGAACGGGCATTTATTATTTATCCACCGGCGCTTACAGTGAGAGTATAGGTAAATTGTATGCTGTCTCCATTCACCACGTTTACCGCGCTGAACACCGTCCTGTCCATCAACGTACCAGCCGATACGTCATTAAATAATCCATGCTCAACAATTGCCTTTGTCGTAGTGTATGAAATTGTGCCAACACTGCGATAAGCGTTTGCCGCACTCTCAGTTTGCGTTCCTGTTGCGCGCGACTCGCCGTCAGTGGTTTCGATACCTGTGTCGGTGATATTCTCAGCCGTAGAGCCAACGCCGCTATCATGATACTTGAAATCGCCGAATACCGATGTTTCAGTTTGCAGTTGGTCAACAACGAAATTGACAAATGCGGTAGTAACAACGCGATAGCCAAGCACGCCATAATTGACGCGCGTCCCATCCGCTTTATTCAATACCGCTTCAAGTTTACCCATCGCCGTCATAATGCCGAACTTATTTGCTATCGGCACAGTAATAAAATTTGCAATCCAGCCCTTGATATACGACCAGCGTAACACATTTGACAGCCGCCAAAAGAACGGGGCGGGAGTGGCGAGATTTGATTTTATACCAAGCACGCCCGATAAATTCAGTTCACTATTCATAGCATTTATTCTCCTTATACTTCAACGATTACATAACAAAACATATTTACCGCCGTGCCAAACGTGACACGAACGCGCCCGAATTTATTGATTTGCAGAATAGGCTCACGCCCTAGCGGAAACTGCTTCGACCATGTAACTGCAAAATTTGTTCCGGTGGTGACGAACTGTTCGTCTAACAAACGAGAATCAGTCGTTGTGCCCTCCACCGTTGCGGTGAAACCTGTTGACGAAGTTCCAACCTGTATTAAATTTGTGGTTGGATCGCCGCCAATCAACGCCAGCGAATCGAATTTTATAATCCCGCTCGCGACATGCGCTGTAACAGTTGCCGCTACATCTGTTTCTATCAATTCGATTTTCGCTGACGCCGCCGCCGCCGCGCTATCCAGACTGAAACCCCACTCCACGATTTTTGCGGCAATCGTTGCAGACGGCTTGATTTGTAGCATGGTCTTGATTGCTGTACCGGTTGTCACGCCGGACGGCGCGGCAGTGGTCGGCATAGCAAAGTTATTGATTTTATATTGCGCCATAATTTTCTCCTGTTATTATAATGCAGAACGTTCCATAGCCTGATTCAAACTTTTGGGTAAACGCCAATACAACTGTACCCCTATCGTCCAACGCGGCGTCAATGTATATGTGTCTAGCGCGTTACTGCCCGCGTAGACTCTAAAATCAAAATAATCGCCGCCCGATAATCCGCTTCGTACTTTCAACGACCATTCAAATTCTGAGTAATCATCGGTCGTTATATCCGTGCTATCGCTTCCGTTTTCGTTGTCCCACCTGCGACCTGTCACAAAATCGGATGTCGTCTTACCGCTTGGCGCGTTGAGTCTTGCGGTTGTCGCTTCGCCGCCCGCTGTAATATTGCCAGACGTTTCGACATACACATCGTTGGTAACAATCGGCGCGCGCACAACAAAGGCGACCGAACACCACGAGTCTGATGCAATCGTTGACACAGTTCCCGCGCCGATTGATTCGCTATTTGTTACCGCCGCGTTACGGTGGAAAAAGCCTCCAGACACCGCGCCTCGGTCTGTATTGCAGACCTGCGTATAATTCGCGGCGACCGTTTGCGGGTCGGTGTCCGCCGATGTCCAGATACATAACTTTCCGCCTCCATCGCTTGCGCCCGCTGTAAATGCGCCATGCTGTACGTTTGTCCCGTCTACGGTTGAGCCTTCGGTATCGCTCGCGCCGATTGGCGTTGTTGCGTCAAACTCGCCCGCCGGCACGCGGATACATGCGCCAGTCCATTGCTCGCTTGCGGACGGCGTGAATGTAATTGTGCCAGCCGTCCATGAGCCAGCCGCGATACAATACCACACTTTACAACGCGTCTCTGTTCCCGCGTCTGTTGCGGGCGTCGCGTTAACTTCTAACAACGTTTCGCTTGCTTTGCCAGCCGGTTCGGTCACGTCTGTTGTATCCGTGCTATCATCCCATGACAGACAAAATATAAGCAGGTCGCCTGTACTTGCGTTTGGCGTACTCAATGCCCATGATGTGCTTGCCGTGTTGCTGCCCGACTCCGTGCTATCCGCCGCCTCAATCAATGGGGTTGTGCCTACTGACGTTGCGCCAACTCCTACCGCCGTATAACCGCCGCTTCCATTTTTTTGTTGGCGCAACGTAAACGCGGACGAAGCGGTATCGGCGGATGTATTGACCAGCATCCTTAATAACTTCGCCGTATTCGCCGCCGTTATGATGTTCGTGTCTTGCGCGTCTGTCCATGTATGCGCGGCTTCGTTCCCGTCATCCTCGCCGAAGCGAAAACCCTCTTGCTCAAACGTCGCAGACGTTAAGTCTCCAACTTCAAAATTATCCGCCCGCCCTGACGTACCGTAAATATATAAGCCGCCGCTACCTGTCGCGGGCGCGCTACCGTTACTCCCCGTTATTCTACTAACGCCATTAACAAATCCTTCAAACGCCGAACCATTTGCGGTTATTTTACCGATGTCATTTGTCGCCGGTGATGTGGAATATGCCGAACCGATAAGCGTGAATGCGCCGCCGTTATACCATTCAATCTGCCAACTCGTCCCGCCGTTGGCATCCATACACACCCAATCCGTCGCGTTGCCGCGCACGGTTGCGCCCGTATATTGACCGCTAGCCGTGACCGCAATCGTACATAATGCGTATTGCGCGGCGGTTGGCGTAAGGGCGTTGTAATACATTGAATTGTTAACGCCAACCGTAACCCCGCCAATTTGATTCGATGTAATCGTTAGATCATCGCCTACCGAACCCGTCCAGTTTGCCCCAGGCGCGCCGTTGGCTCTGTTAAAATTATCAGTCGCGGACGCCATTAAAATTCCTCCACATTATATAATTCAGCGTCCCAAATCTTGTGCTTTAGCCGTTCCCCTAGTCCCTTAATTGTCTCATTTGCGCCCGCGCCCTGATACCCCCATTTGCTCAAAAATGAATCGAGCGAATTTTTTTGACTTTGCGGTAAGGCGTTGTACTGTGTAGTTATGGATGTGCCGGCAAAGTCGCAAATGTCTGAAAGTATCAGGCGATGGAATAAACCGCCTATTGTTTCTGTCGCGTCGAACGGCAAGCCCGCATCCGTACAAAAGTTTTGAATCGCGTTTTGGAATGGATTACTCAACGTATTGATAACCGTATCGAATGTGATACCTTGCGGGAATTGACGCACGCCCGCCCTGCTCAATAAGTCTGCATGTTTGGCGGGCGTTGTGTTAGTCTTAACTAAAAAAACGCCATACCGCGTCAATGGATAGACGGTGACATTTAATCCAATCTCGTCATAATACATCGGGTGATGTGGGTTTGCCCTGCTATATGGCGGGGTTCGCGCGGGTATGATGTAATACTGAATTGCCAATGGTATAATGCCTTTGTAGTCGCCCCCGTCCGGCGATTGCTTACGCCCTGTTACCAGCAGGGCGTTATTTTTATTCTATTCTTTTTAGTTCTGTGTTTCCAACATTCGCCCCAAGAACGACAATTTTATTGCCTTCAACGCGCGCCGTAAAAGTCAAAATT